AGTCGCGCTGAATGCGTATTCTGCTTTCATTCGTGCTGAAGGTACAGGAACGAGCTGGACACCGTCAACGTCATAAATCTTAGTAGTTATTCCATTCGCGCCGGTTACATTCTGTACTCCAAGCTGTTTGGAAAGCTGAGACGACTGTGTGAGGTACTTAAACGCTTCACCGGAGATAAAACAGATTAGCGGCTCCTGTTCGCCTATGACATCCTGAATGTCAGCGATATTTCCCTGAAGTTGTCCAAGTACTGTTGACGCATCAAGTGTGTAATACTCAAAACGCGCTGTTGAATCGTTGACGATAGCCTGAAAGATTTTAGAGTAGCGGTATGAGTCTACTTCGGGAATTGACTGAGTTCTGGTAAATTCAGATATGAGATTTGTCGCAGAAAGTGTCTGCATAGTCTCGTCCTGATCCATTACGTCAACGGTGAATTTAACACCCCTGTCCATGCTGATAGTATGAGCTTCCCATGCAAGAGTAGCCGATCCGTCAGGATAACCTGTAGACCTTGAATAATCCCCGAATCCTGAAGTCGAGAGTTTTGCGATCTCAACAGTTCCACCGCCTGAATATCTGACGCGATTTTCGTCCGCTGTCAATGGCGCGGAAGTGAGACCTGCCGCGAGTACACCGTCAAGAATCTCGGTATACAAAACGGCTTTAGTTACTGTGTTCGCCATTTGTTTTTGTCCTTCGACAGGCATAAAAAAAGAGCCTGTCCTTAATCTTAGTTTTTGGTTATTACCTTGATTTAAAGGTCAAGCCCTTTTTACTTCGGATTAGCTCCCGAACGAGCGGAAATGATAGCGAGTTTTAGTCAATATACTATAATACTAAACATTTGTCAAGTATTTTATTTTAATCCGGCTACAGCTCGCATTTTCTTTCTTAGTTCGTCTTCCTGATTCGGCGTTGTGTTAGAAGTCTGTCCGCCAAAGTCCGCGCCGCCTTGTTTCGCTATAAACTCAGGGAATTCCGCAAGAACCTTTCCGATCTTATCGGCTATGCTGTCACCTTCATAGTCTCCGGACATCGCAAGTTTTACGACTTTAGCCGCTTTATCTGCCGGAACGCCTTTAGCAATAGCATCAACTTTTGCCTCTGCAGCGTCTGCTTTTTCCTGTGCTGACTTATGCAATGCTTCAAGCTCTGCAATCCTTGCGGCTGTCTTTTCTGCGTCTGACATTTGCGACTGCTTAAGCTTAACGAGTTCAGCGATTTCTTCCGGAGATTTAAGCCCGTATGCCTCAAGCGTCTTTTTGAGTTCTTTTCCGCTGTTTTTAGCTATAAGGTCGTTAAGCTGTTTATCGGTGTATTTCGGCTGTTCTGGCTGTACCTGTTCTACTGGTGCCTGTACTGTCTGTTCTGTCTGCATCTGTTCTTCGCTCATATTTTACCCCTTATGATTTTAATCGCAAACTTTAACCGCTTTGCAAACGGCATTCTAATTGTCTCAGCCAAAAAGCCGAAAACAACCTCTTTGATTACTGCTGTCGGGATTTCTCTTTTGCGTGCTCCTTTTCTTTTCATTGATACTCCTTAAAATATTTGTTCGCGTGCGTATTCTCTTGTCAGATTATTGTCATTAACAAGTGTACGCATTTGGGATTGATACTCTTTAACCTTTTCGGGATTTTCTTCCCTTTTCGCCTGTCGTATATTTCTTTCAAGTTTGCGCTGTTGCTGTGATAATTCATATGCCTTATCATTTTCTCTTTTAGGGTAAGGATTATATGTCTTTTCTGTACCCGGCTGATACGGATAAAATGTATGTCTGCAATTACATCCGAAAAGCCCCGCCGGGTCTCCATAGCTTGTTTCTTGATAAAGCAAAGGATAACCTTTAGTTAATCCGCGTAAACTATAAACCTTTCCTTGATACGGTTCACATAAAGGACGCGCACCTAAATGACTCGATACTTCCACAAGGTCTATATCTAATTCGGAGCATCTTTCATCTGCTGTCTGAGTCGATACTTGACGGACATTAGACCTGACAACAACTTGCGCGTATGCTTCAGACGACCAGTGACGACCGGCTTTGTCTACCAATGCGGGTAGTCCTTTTGCTCGCCATTCCGCGCTTGCTTTTGCAATTGCTTCCCGTGATGTCGTAACGCCCGACAATCTTTCCGCAGTAGCCTTGTATATTGTATCAATGTATAATCTTTCAGACTGCTTGATCAATGCCATCCCGAGATTGTTCATTTGGTTCATGGTCTGATTTTCCCACGTTCCGATCACTTCTCTTAATCTCGGACTTGCGCTTACAGGCAAAGCGTCCCTGAGTTTATCTTCTGATGCTAACCAGTCAATTTTATTTGCGGCTGAATAACCAGCCGCTTTTATTTCGGTCTTTGCCTGTTCAATAATCTTAGGTAGTTCGCGCTCTGTGATCTTGCGATTCCGTGCTTTAAGCAGACCTAGCTCGGTCAGTCGTTCCGCTTGCCATATCGCAGAGTCAACCGAGCCACGCTCCAAGAGACGTATCATATTATGTATGATTTCCGTCTCCATTTCAAACAGCATCGCGGCGGCTGTCATATACCGACAAAACCTGTATCAATAGTTTGATTTTGTTCTTTTATCTTTAGAGCTTCTTCTTCAGCTTCTTCTTCTGTCATCCCGTCAAGCTCTTCAAGTACTTTTTTGAGTGTTGCCGTTCCTTGTGAGTATCTCTGCAGCCAGTAATTAGTCTTGCTGTTTCTATCCTCAATCACGGCGTCGTTAAAGACCATAGTATATTCTTCAGTACTTGTATTTATTCCGTAAAGACCTCCGATTTCCCTGATGGTCTCTAGCAAGTCAAGAACACCGCATTTTATCTGATTCTCATAAGACTGCTTGAGTTTGAATGTCTTTGAGTTTTCGCTTATAACTTCAGTCGCGGTTTTCATGGAAACACCGTCAAACGAAAAAGTTCCTGCGCTGAATCCTGTCTGTGTTGCAAGCACGTCAAGTAATGTCTGGACTGCAAGCCTTAGTTCGTTTATTCTTAATTCTACTGTGTTGTCTGTGATCTTGATATTCTGCGCATCTTCAGAATTGAACGCCTGAAATATTTCATCTGATGGGTCAAAGTACCGCACGCGCTTTCCGGTCTCAGTGTCTACAAATAGACGTGTTGCGCTTGCCGGAACTATAATGCGCTTACGACCTAGAACGATCTCTTGACTTAAAGCATCAAAGGCTATGTCAAGCGCTTCAAGCGTATCAATTGCATTAGCGTATAGAGATATTCCAAGCGGTGAATACATCGAGAAATTGTTTGCTTCAGGGTTTGAGATATAAGCGAATAATGGTCTTGATACTGCGATGTCAACCGATTCAGTTTCAAGAGCCTTGTCACGTTTCAGTGTTCCGTCTGCATTGTCTTGCCATATCTCAGTAGCGATATTATACCCAGTTTCGGTCTTGCGGTGCTTTTCGATCTTTAGGTATGACTTACCGTCTACAATTTCACGGCTGATAAAGTCAGCTTCTAATATGCGCTTATTATCCCAGCTTACCGGGATAAACATATTTGCCGGTACATAGTCTAGTTTGAGCTTTGAGTCTTTGCTGTAAAGCTTTAAAGCATAACCGCCGCCAGCCGCGCCGTACTCAGTAAACTGAGGCATTTTATTTTCAAAGTTATTGTCTTTTAAAAACTGCTCTATGTCGTTGTCTGTGTTTATTTCCGGCATTTCAGACCATACAAGACGCGACAACTCAGAGATTATCAGCTTTGCAGCATTAAGGCTCTTGCGCTTGCGTTCTACTTTGCGCCCTGTAAGGGTAGGATATGAGTACTTAATCCAGTCCGCTTTGCCGTGGTAAATGTCAAGCCACTTATTTATAAGCTCATCCGACATTACTATATCTTGCGGTAGTTTCCGACCTGTGATAAAATTCCAGATTGATTGAAGTATCATACAAAATCCCCCATGTATTTCTCAAATGCGTATTCCATAGCGTCAAGTGAGTCTATGTTAGTAGTTCCGTCATCAAGGCGTTTCTCTTCTTTGCTATTGCTGTCATAAACTGCGGAACGTACTGCGTCTATAGTCTTAACACAGTTTTTCATAATGTAAAAGCGTTTATTCGCAAATGCCATATCTAAAAAGCGTATGCGGTCAATAACCGGATTCTTGATTGAGTTATGGACATTCATTATTCCAGAGTCACGCATTGACTTTAGTATCAACTGCTCCGCGTTGTCAGTATAACAGTCGAAACAATTATATTTAGTCTTGACATTAGACGCGAACGTCCGCCATTTACTTAATATTGTTTCTGTGTTCTTATTCTCAATGTCGTATATTTCGTCAATTAGAACAGCGTGCATCTTCTTATCTTTGATATAAAAACCTACAAGCGCAAAGGCTGTTGCTGATTTATTCCCGCCGATGTCAGAACCAAGAACCGAGAAAAGGATTCTTTCTTCCGGGAGCTTGTCTATAATATTAGCTTCTGCAAATGACGGATAACAAGCACCTTCAGCGGCAACACGTAGACCAAGGACATAACGCTGATAAAAAACGCCTGTGTATTGAGCACGTATTTCGTTTAGTCTTTCGGGTGTGATAGCTGGGTTATCTTCCATCGTAAAGTGGAAGTAATTATATCCCGGGATCTGTGCGTCTCGGTATTTATCAATATAATCAGTGTAAATATAATGTCCGGGGCGGTCAGGATTCAGCGTCCATATATTCTGTCTATCTGTAGACGCAAAAGAACGAGCTAATGCCGTCTCAATAAAGTCTTTGTCATGCAGATTGATCTCGTCTGCATACCAACCGCCGATTGTAAGACCGCGGATCTTTTTGAATGACGCTTTATTGTCAGCTCCGCAGTAGTATATCCGCTTATCTTTTATTTGTAAGTACTTCGAGCCGTCGGTGTCTGTTTTAGGTTTTGCCTTGTTGCCCGTAATAGCGATAAACCCAAAGTCGCCATAAAGACAGTTACGGCTTATAGAGCCTAAAGTATGTCCGGACATAAGGAAAGTCTTTTCCGGTGACATCAAGACGTATTTGTACCACTGCAATAATGACGTAAATGTCTTAGCAGAACGAACCGCGCCTTCATACACTGTCAAGAATCCGCTTGATTGAAAAGCTTTCTTGCTCTTTTCGTTTATTGGTTTAACTGTCAATTCCGAGTGCCTGCTGTAATATTGATAGGTCGCTTCCTGTGTCGTCTGTCTCTTGCTTTTCCGGTTTATCAGTCCATCCGTAATTCTTTAATGCGAATATAGCCATTGCAGGCGGGGTCTTGCCTTCTATACCGTTTTTTTCAATCCACTGCTCGCATCTTGTACGTGCTTTTTTTATGGTGTCGGAAAATTCTCCTCTTTGCTCATAATCGTACATTGAAGCCCTATTTACAAACCCTAAATGCAGAGCAAGTCCGCTTATGGTAGGCGGGTTTAATTCATACATCTGGTTTCCTTTACTGTCTATAAAAGGCTTATCAGCAGCGTCCATCATTGGCTTAGGCTGACATAACTCAAAGTACTCGTCAATACCGGATTGCATCTCTTCAGCTGTTTTGTATTTAAGTGGGCGTCCAACTGGTTCGCTCATACTGCCTCATTCATATAATCGTTATATTCTTGTCTAATTAGCATATTACCGATTTTTTATACCTTATGTGATACACTAACGTGTTTGTGTCTCAAATTATACCCGTTACGATACTAAAACTTTGTTTGTCTTGACTAACTCTTGAATCTTAGAAAACCGCGCCGTACTTGCGCAGAGGACGCGGTCTTATT